CTCTCAGCTCCACCTAATCAGGTGGGCCCCAGGACCCTAACAATAAGGGTCCAACTAGCTCAAACCCGCGGTCTTACAACCACGGGCCGTAACTAGGCCACTGATAAGCAAGGCCACTCTTACTTCCGGTACGGAAGTCCCACCCCGATGGTCTGGGGATAAGGGATGGTTCTTGCTCAAGTTCTGCATCAGTTCCTTCAAGAACATGAAGACTCTTTAATAGAGTCCCAATGTCGTCGAGCTGCACGTCCTTCTTACGAGGGGCGACATATCGATAAGACCAACCTTGAAGGCCACGTTTAGCTTTCTGGGGAGTTGCCTCATCCCAGTCTGCTATGAGACCACCGTCGCCAAATCCATCTGGGATCCTCACGGATTGCCAGAATTTGGGTAGGTGGTTCACGGTCCTGTCATAGACAGGTTTCCAGCGTGGGTCTAGCCCCCAGCTAAGCCTAGAGTATCGGCGTAGCTGGTTGCAAGCCCAATAGATTCGATGGATTGAATCGATGGGAGATCTGACGTAGAACGGTGTTACGTCGACACCTCCGAAATAGTGCTTACCGCACGACTCTCGGAATGGTCCGTCTGCGAATGTCTTCTTAGCGTTGGGCGTAAATCCAACGTGTCGGAGGACATCCAGCAGGGCCGGAGTAAGGTCTGAAGAGACGATAATATCGTCACCGAAGACCAAGCATCGACGATCCATGTCACCCGTAGAGAGCAGGTCTATCACGGCAAGCGCGAGGCCATAGAAAATCAAGGTCTCGAGCTCAAACGTAAAACCATTTCCCATAGATGACACCTTCCGGAGTAATAGTCTTTCCCCGGTCGGAAGAATAGAGCACGGGGTACGGCAAAGCTCAATCGCCGTACTCCAGCTCGTTGGGAGAAGCAACCGTACCAGATCCATGTGAATCGAATCTGAGGCGCTGCTGAGGTCAATCGTTGCCAACTGACCGTTCGCACTTCCCTCCTGGGCCAGGACTTGGTTAAGCTCCTGAGCCGTAGTGAGAAGAAGCCCCCACCGCTGCAACGAACGACGTATACGACGGCCAAGGCCTTTCTGAAGATACATATTCAGATCAGGCTCAATAGCAATCACGCGGTCCGTTTTAGCGTTCTTTGGAACAGTGACTACGCGTGACCCCTCAACCACCGTGGGGTTAAAATCCCACAACGGATAAAGACGTTTTAAAGCGTCTGCGAGAGGTAAAGCGTTATACGACACCTGGGGCTCTTTGGCCCCATACTTGTAGGCTGCGTCGCCCTTCCGCCTCGGCAAAGATGTCGAGGCTCCCGGCCCCCATGTGAAGAGGGGCTCTACTTCATCCCAACTAAATTCTCCTAAAATCTTCTGGATTTTAATACGTGCAGTCGCAACGACTGCATGCATCGTGGTGGACCTTAGTCCAGCCACGATCCTAGAATTTGTAGAGAGGTTGAGGTGTCGTAGATCCTCTTCCACGGACCTAAACTTGGACAGCGCTACACCAGGTCGATCGATACCGAGGTCCCAACACGGGTACTTCGACATCAGTTCGACACAAAGGTAGTCGCGCATAAAAGTATCTGCACTCGAGTAGGCCCGAGGGTTTATCGAAGCAGACACAATCTCCATAGGACGGTTCCCAATAAGGGAGTTTTCCATTTGGAGTCCAAGGTCCGTGCTCGCCGCGGAATAAATACCCGCGGCAAGTTCGGGGCCAATACAAGCAGTCTGTCGGTACAGGTCCTTCAAAGGACCAGCAGCGTTTCGTGCCTTTTTCATGGGTTAAAACCTCATAGGAAAAGGTTAGTTCTGGCCTGAGTAGTATCGAGACACCCAGAATCAAACTAACGACTTTGGGTGTAGCCATCGGGTACTCCTACTCTTACGAGTAGGTGCCCTTCAGGTTTTCGATACGATCAACGACCGTAGCGTCGGCAAGGATAGCCGCCGCGACCTTTCGCAAGGTCTTACGGTCAACCAGGACATTGCTGCTCGGCATGATGAGCTCGATGTTAATTCGACCAACATCACGCACAGCGGTCCGGACGACACCGTTAATGGTTTCGTCCACAGTGCAAGGAATACTCACACTGATCTTGGCCCTGTTCAGCTTTTCAGACTGCCCAGGAAGGGGACCACGCATCGTGAAAGAGGCCTGCCAAGATTTAAGGGCAGAGCCACCTTCATCGGTCGCGTAGTACGCAGTGTCACCGTCCACCTTCAAAGGAATGAAGGTATGGGTGACGGGGGTTGCAGCTGCATCTTGTACAGCCATCGTGGAAAATGTACCCACGTGTACTCTCCTTTCGGTTTATCGGAAGGCTTGCTGTAATAGTGCAATAGCACTCATTAGTCGCTTGCCGTTTAGCGGGTCTCCGGATATTCTCGGAAGACTCGCGGTAGGTTCCTCGAGCGGGCCATAGACTTGGCGATTAAATGCCATAGATCTACCCTTCCCTCCACTCACATAAGCGTAAGTAGAGTTCTTGGTTTGAATTCCGTACTGTGCATTAGGACCAACATGGATCCTTTTAACAGTAGGGTTATGGGTCTGCTCGATTTTCGTCGAAGTTGATCCTCCTAGAAACTCCCATCCTATGGTAGCGTCTAGGTCCGATAGGTAACGACCCACCGGAACGAACCAATCTGCAACAAAGCTGAACGGCACGAGCTCCCATGCTACCTCAAGCGGGTTTGTTACGCCCACCTGAGACATGGTTGCAAGGAGAGGATTCCTAAGGACATAGTCCAGTCGGGTCATCGCCTTGTAGGACGTGGTGGTCTGTTTATTGACTTCAACATAACAGCCACCATAAGCCGAAGTAAGGAGACGATCACTTGTCTCTTTTCGGCTGTGACTAGCTTTAACAGTTGCACGGTATCGGTCCCTATTTTCATCGGATTTCTCGAGAGCTTCACAGCTCCCGTAGACGTCCGACAGAAGTGGGAGCCAACCGTACTGTAAAGCTAGCCACACGTTGGAGGGTTCTGAGGGCAAGCCCTTTCGATTCCTCTTCCGTAGTCCTAATTCACGCATTGCGCGCTCATAGTCACGCCGTCTCAGAGCTCTTACTGTCTTTGTCAAGGTCGTAACAACGTCCGCGACACCGGCAGCAGTAGCCGCACGTTCTCCAAAAGCAACAGCCAGGTTTACATCCTGGTCCTTGATCTTGGCGCGCGCCTTCCTAATCGTCTCCGCTATATCAGCGGGAGGATAACTAGGGGGGGTCTGATAGTAGTATCCACTGAAGTTCTCCGCACCCGCATACGTCTGTATCGGACACTGGTTGTCTGCCTGATACCAATAACCGCTTGAACAACGAGCAGTCATGTTACAGGTATACAACCCTTCCTCCACATAACGTGAGTAGGGCAACGGAGGTCTCCAGGGTCCTCTCTGAGAGGTTCTTAACGACGATTTTATGTCGAAGCGATAATCCGGAATAGACCCCGAATCATCGCTTACGGTCCCATTAGGGAACGTAGTCACCTTCGAGAAGGGCTTATTTAAAAGCATACTACCAGCTCCATGCTGTTTCAGGGTTTGAAAAGACCCTGTCGCAACAGGGCGGTGGTCAGGGTAAACTCTGCCATCGTCATCTCCTTTACGTAGAGCAACGCTCCTGGTTTTACTGCAGGAGTTTTAGTCTTCTCTCTTCCTTATACCTCTAGGAAGGCTATCCAGCCACTCCTTCATAGACTTTTCAAGGTCGACGAAAGAGAACGGGAGAGTCTCCCACGAGATACCGAGCGGCTCTTTGAGGGCCGGTCGGAAGACTTTTAGATCAACATCTACATTGGTATCACTATCAATTTCGATGCTGATTTTCATAAGTCTCCTAGGATGAGAGAAAGACAGAGGTCTTACGACCTCGATAGAGCCCC